CGCTTAGTATAAAATTACGCCCCCTACAATTTGTAGGGGGCGTACATTTATACTAAGCACTAGTGTTAAGAATATAATTAAGCCCTCTCCTATGGAGAGGGCTTAATTATATTCTTAACGGTACAGAAGTAATGGATGGAGCAAGAGAACTGCAAATATAAAAAATATACTCGAAAAATAAGAGCTGTCTACAAGAAGGTCATGAGCTAAGGAAATTCGAACTCCTTCTCCCGTAACCTCTGAATTGTGAAGGGCACTTCAATAATAAAACTCCCTATGAACTGCGGCACAATGAACTGGAGCTGGAGGGTCAGAGTGGTGAAAAAAGAGATGATCTGGAGCACCTGCATGAACAGGGGTTCTGCAAAGACCACCACGTATGTCCAGCGTTGACTGAATGGAACCTTCGGAATGGCACGGTTCCAGATATAGGAATGAAGGTTGTTTGCCATTGCATAATTGTAATAGGTCGACATTAGCGAGGAGATGAAGCCGGCGACATACATAAGCCCCACCTTTGACCAGGTATTGAGCACGATTCCCAGGAACTGGGTCGTGTTCTGATCGGTAGTGCCGGGGCCAAAGTGCAGGAACTGTTGACTGAAGCCGCCCTCCGCATACAAAAAGGACACATAGGATATGAAGAAGGCAGATGAGATTCCTAGAATCATTTTGGGATTGGCGAGAAGATTGGCGATCTTGTCATTGCAGATGAGTTTAAGAACTGGTTTTGGTTTTGGGTTTGGTTCTGAAATCAAAGGGCTCATATCCACGGCGACGAATTCTGCTTCCATCCTTACAGAGAACAGGTTTGCCAAGTTTAGACTCAATCTAAACAGCTAGTTTTATGCTCTAGAAGAGATGAAACTACTTGTTACAGGCGGCTGCGGCTTTATCGGATCGGCGTTCTGCCGGCGGATCCTTTTGAAGCATCCAGACGTTACGCTCGTCAATCTCGACGTGCTATACCCGTGTTCTACCATCACGCTGCAGGAGAGCATTGACCCCTATACCTTTGTTCGGGGAGACGTAAAGGATAGGAGGCTTCTGGATGAGCTGCTGCGAGTACACGCGATCGACACCGTGATCCACTTTGCCGCCCAGAGCCACGTGGACACCTCCTTTACAAATCCGATGCTCTATACCCAGGACAACGTTGTAGGGACGCATACACTGCTGGAGGCGTGTCGTGACTATGGACGGATTACACGGTTCATTCACATCAGCACCGACGAGGTCTATGGCGAGAACGTTGCAGAGGGCGCGTTCAGTGAAACGTCCCTGCTGAAGCCGACCAATCCTTATGCGGCCTCCAAGGCGGCGGCCGAAATGTTCGTGCACTCCTACGTGCACTCCTATTCGTTCCCCGCGATCATCATACGTTCGAACAATATCTATGGAATAGGACAATACGATGAGAAGGTCATTCCAAAGTTCCTGTTCCAGCTCTTGGACGGAAAGAAATTGACCATTCAGGGCTCAGGGGCTCAGCTCCGCTCCTTTTTGTACGTCGAAGACGCCGTAAACGCGGTGCTGACAGTGCTGGAGAAGGGATCTCTGGGGGCGGTCTATAATATTTCGTCCAAGGATGAGATCTCCATTCGGGACTTGGCGACCAAGCTTGTTCAGATACTGAAACCAGGGGATCCCGTGGATCAATGGATCACGTATGTGGCTGACCGTAACTTTAATGACAAGCGCTACTTGATTGAATCGGAGCCGTTGAAGCAGCTAGGATGGAAGCAGCAGTGGTCGTTCGACAAGGGACTGGATGAGACAGTGGAGTGGTTTCGGACGATAGATCGGGCGAGTTATTGGATTGGACGCGAAGCGTCCAACCGCGTTGTCCTCCTCTGGGGCTCCAAGGGATGGATCGGATCCCAGTTTACAAAGGTCTTGGAGTCCAAAGGATTTACGGTTCTGGCGGCTACTTCAAGAGCCGACAACCGTTTAGCGGTAGTCGAGGAGATGGATCGTGTAAAGCCCAATTATATGGTCTGCATGATCGGGCGCACACACGGATTGGGCTTTACCACCATTGACTATCTGGAACAGGAGGGGAAACTGAAAGAGAATCTGCAGGACAATCTGTATGCACCGTTGACTCTGGCCTCAGTGTCCAAGAAGAGGGGGATCCCCCTGTTGTACATGGGCACGGGCTGTATCTTTGAATCCATGGACGGTTTGAAGCCGTTTACAGAATCGGATGCACCCAACTTCTTCGGCTCCGCCTACAGTACAGTGAAGGGAATCACCGACAGAATCCTGAACGAGCAGTACGCGGACACGTGCTTAAATGTCCGCATTCGGATGCCGATCTCCTCCCAGGACTGCGAGCGGAACTTCATTAGCAAAATCATTCGATACACCCATATCTGTAGTATTCCGAACTCGATGACCGTTCTGGACGACGTGTTGCCCTGCTTGGCCGACTGTATGGTTAGGGGAATTCGGGGCACGTTGAATGCTGTCAATCCTGGGATAATCGATCATTCGACCATTCTGAGTATGTACCGCGATCTTCAGAATGCATCGCATACATGGGTTGAGATCAGTAATGAGACCCTTGTACAAGGGTTTGTCAAGGGCAAGCGATCCAACAATGAGCTCGATACGAGCCGCTTGGAACAGTTGTTCCCTGCAATTCCTCGTATCGAAGACTCGGTTCGGCGCATGTTAACAGAACATGAGTTTAAGGGGAGATCTTCCTAATCCCTTATAGAATGGGCATCTGTGGTTCAAAGAGCAGAGTAGCGCCTACCGTTATTGCCGAAGTCAAGCAGGAGCCCTCTGATATTCGTAATAGTACAACTGACGCCACAGAAGAGAGGATTAAAGCCCTTTGGGTTCGAACTAAATTACCTGCCTAGAAATAGGGTAAAATGGTTATCTACATATGGCTTGGACTTGTATTGATTCTCGTAGTCGCTCTCTTCGTACGAGCCCCCGTAGAGGGGTTCGATGTTACAAGGGATGAGTCCGAGTATAACTATGTACGTAAAAATGGTATTGATTTTGGTTCTGGTTCTAGTTCTGGTGGCCGCAACTCCGAAATCCCTACCGATGCCACCATGCAGATTATTAGCAGCAAGATTCCGAACGCTCCGCAGCCTCCTAATGTCGATATGACCGATGCCGTCGTCTATGCTCCTGTGGATCAGGTGGCCGATATACAGACATTAAAAAAGAAATTGAACAATGTACAGCGCAATTTACCAGGCGACATCGCGGACACGACCTATGGTCTATTGTCCCCTATGCTAGGGAACATTCTACGGCAGAGTGGCTTTCCTTTAACGGACGATACCTATGCACAGATATACGACTGTTCTTCGATCTCCGAATCATCTGTTCCAAACTGGTCTCCCTTTGATCCCGACGCCGATCCAACGTCCTAATCATTACTCCTCCTGTCTCGGGGCTAGATAGAATCCCACCGAGCCCTTTGCATCCATATCATACAGCACATACAGGGGCGCATCCTTGATCATAAATAGGGTCACTTGATCCGCAATGGGCTGTGCCTTCGTAAAGGCCACGAGATACTTGAGCGCAAACATCATTTCCGTATTCGTTGAACAGTTAATATCCGTCCAGAACTTCTCCGCCTTGGCCGTCTTGTCCTGTTTTACTAAGATGCTGGACTTGCCACCATCTCCTATGGCCGTGCACTGGATTTGACCGTCTTTCACGGACAAGGTGGCGATATCGCCAAAGGCCGCCATGTCCTTCACGATGCGGCTGAACTCGCTGCTCGGGAGCTTCACCGAGCAGGTGTATTCGAGATCCGGAATCTGCATGTGCTGCGTATCGATCTCCATCAGATTCATGGCGAACTCGTGGCGGCGGGATCCGGAGCGGCTCTCGAATTCGATTTCCAGAGAGGCCTCGTCCTTGCTCTGTCGGAGCAACACCGAGTCATCGTTCTCGGCACATTTAATAATCTTGGCAAGAATGGATACATTCATGCCAAGACGAATGGCTTCGGTACACGTATAGAGAGAACAGGCGTCGGGGAGGATCGTGAAGCTGATGAGGGCGACATGGGAGGAGTCCATGGACTGGAGCTCAATGCCGTCTTCCGTACAGAGCCAGTTGACATCGTCGACGAGGTCTTTGATGGCGTCCAGGATACGCTTCAGAAGAATGGAGTTGGAAAAGCGGGCTTCGAACATTTGTTTGGTTTGTTGTTGTTAGTTTGTTGTTGCTTGGTTCTATCAAATTTACTTGCGAATCGTGCGGCGCCGGCGGCCTCCTTTGGATTTCGAGGCTCTGCGAGATAATTTCTCTTCTTTCTTGACTGCTTTTGCTGCCGCAATAGCGGCTTTCGCATGCCGTCTAGCTGCTTCGACAAGTACTGCATTTGCTTTAATCGCAGCAGCAACTTTTGAATTATTTATCTTTGATCCTCTATACTCTAATTTGTCGGCTAATTCTGAGGCTAATTCAGCATTTTTTGCTGCTGCTGCCGCAGCAGCATTCGCCACTCGTTTAGCATTTGCTTCCAATATAGCTTCATACTTCTTCCCCTCCTTGTCATGATTCATCCTCTACTTAGTCTTCCGTTTTTTACGCTGCACGGTCGTCCAAGACTCATCGAGTAGAAGATCTACGCCCGAGATATCGACTATGCGTTTCACATCCGTTGTGTTTGTAATTATAAGTACCGGTACATGTTCTTCATCCCGAACATCACAGAACTGGAACTTCTTGGGCTCTTGTTCTGGCTGCTTTCGCTGCATTCTCTTCCTGTAAGGCCGAGCCCCTTTAGATTATTCTAGATACGGATGCCGGGATACAAAGAACATAAGATCGGATCACAACCATCACCGTTTAGTATAAAATTACGCTCCCTGCAATTTGCAGGGAGCGTAATTTTATACTAAGCACTAGCGTTAAGAATATATTAAGCCCCTGACCAGGGGCTTAATATATTCTTAACGCTACCGTAGATGAAGGTGTTCTACGAAGTCCGAGGAGCTCGACTGGAGATTCATGTATCCCAGGTAGAAGGACTTGTAGGGCACTTACAAGGGACTTCTCGCTTGGACAAGGAGCTGCGGGAAACACTGATAGAGTATGCGCGGGGGCACGTTCTGATCCTTGAACTGGCCGTGACCGAGGAGCAGTTTCGAACGTTGGAGACCCGTTTAAAAACGAAGGAGAAGGTATAGAATGCCCTACCAAGTATTTATTAAGACGCTTACGGGGAAGACCATTACGCTCGATGTGGAGCCCAGTGATTCGATTGAGGCTGTGAAGTCCAAGATCCAGGATAAGGAGGGCATTCCTCCTGACCAGCAGCGTTTAATTTTTGCGGGAAAGCAGCTTGAGGATGGCCGCACTCTCAGTGATTACAATATTCAGAAGGAGGCGACACTGCATTTAGTACTGTAATAAATCTCATTGAAGAATAGGGGATGGCATCTATTTTAGAGAATGTTGCAGGGATAGGTGCCATTATTGCGGGAGATAAAGTAGTTGAAAATGCCAATAATGAAATAAAGTTCGATAATTTTATTGCACAGGCCGAGCCCAAACAGATTCTTACACTCCAATCCAATCCGTGTACCGCCTAATATTAATGTAAGCCCCCATCCATAATGGATGGGGGCTTACATTAATATTAGCACTAGTGTTAAGAATCTAATTACGCCCCCTCCAATGGAGGGGGCGTAATTAGATTCTTAACGGTACGGTAAAACAGGCGGGATGGTTTGGAATTGGCAAGTATGGTAGTAAGGATGCCTATCTGGAGTTGTATAATTATTTGATTAAAAAACGGTTTATTGTGGCCAAAGTGGGGGGCGCCACACTATGGACATGGGATCAGATATATACAATTAACGAAAAAATACAAGTGATGCCTCCGACAATAGTCTCTCAGAAATTAAGTAAATTACTCAAAAAGGACAATCCAGATTTCCCAGCCCTGTTGCAGTGCTATCGTATAAATTACGATGTATTGGCGGATTTGCTTAAAAATTACAAATACAATGGTATGAATGAGGTACCGCTTAGTATAAAATTACGCCCCCTGCAAATTGCAGGGGGCGTAATTTTATACTAAGCACTAGTGTTAAGAATCTAATTACGTCCCCTCCTATGGAGAGGGCGTAATTAGATTCTTAACGGTACGTGTTCTACAGGGAGGGAAACGGAATACTAAAAGGAGGAAAACGCGGAAGAGGCAGACGAGGCAATAATTATGTTGGTGCGTTTGAAATTTAGTTTATATTTCTACGGTACCATTGGTGGTTGAGTAGCTCAGTAGGCAGTCAGCGGCATCCTGTTAAGATGCAAGTCAGCGGTTCGATCCCGCTCTCGACCGAACCATTTTATTAAAAAATGAGTATATTTTTTAATAATTAGCCAAAGACCTTCATAATTATGTCCTTCTCAATTGTAGTATAGTTATATTGATATACATCAAGCCAGTTCTTCTTTTTATTATCTTCTGCTTTAAACCATAATACTCGTTTTGGCTTACTTTCATCTTTGTTTGAAATATACCCTTTCTCATGAAGAATCTGTTCTGGAATAATCCAAAAGCGATCATCAATGGATGAATGCAACCAATAGTAGTCATTTTCACCTAGTTTATAACATCGATAGGTTCGTTTCTTGTCTATTAGACCATTGTTTACCGTGAATCCACAATGCAATGCATTTTTTGATACTGTATACCCTAATACTTTTTCCTGAACCCTCTTTCCATTTACTAGTACATCCACGCATGTGCTCTGAATTGCAGGATAGTCATATTGTAAAAATGGAATAGCCTGTTCCCTCTTTTTAACATATTCCTGTTCTCGCTGCTGTAGTGCCGTAATTGGTACTAGAATGCTATCGATATCTTTATATATAATTTCAGACAGATATGTATCAATAATTGTAGGACTCTTCGCCAAGTATTTATTATATTTTGATGCAACAGAAATATTGATTTTATATTTTATATCCAGATGATTATAAGGAAGAATCCATATCTTCTTTTCAGAAATACAAACGCATATTACTAACATATTCGTATAATCATTGTGATTTAATGTAAATGAATACATGCCATGCGAGAGTTGTAGAGTTGCTTTCACTTGTACAGGAATCCATTGATTACTCAGCTCAGTTTTCTTACGAATAGCAAGATCTGCTAAACAACCTTCTTTTGTTCGTATAATTTCATATAGAGGTGATAAATATTCTTCAATAATAGCTATACCATCCGATTCAATTATATTCGATTGACTGGCCTGTTTAATCAATTTAATACTATTTTTTTTAACACAGTCTTTGCACTTCTTGCCCGTTTTTCTTAGATAGAAATTTGTGAAGACAACAGATGACTCGTGCGAACATGAGCCCGTGAATCGAACCCGTACATACTGATAATATTGCTTACATACACCTTTTCGTAGTTCTTCAAATTCTTCAAATGTTGTGATGAGCTTGCATTCATTCTCATCAAAACATGCCTTTACTTTTGTATATTGTTCCATGTCATGCCCTACTGTAGTAAAGAAACAAATGGCTTAAATTTGAACGTCTATGCCGTTTAGAAAGAGTCAACTATGTCAGAGATTCAGCCCAAGAAACTACGATTGAAACGGAAGGTGCCTGTAGAGCCAGAGCAAGTTCCAGAAGTACCCATTCCAGAGCCAGAGCCCATCAAGAAACCCCGAAAGCGTACGAAAGCTGCCGATGACAAGCCCAAGAATGAAGTCGTCGAAGCCCCTGCCTGTCCCATCTGTGCCGACGCGTATACCTCCGTGGTACGAAAAGAGGTGGAGTGCAACCAGTGTCATAAGAAGGCCTGCGTGAAGTGCGTCGAGACCTACATGTGCAGCAGTCTGGAGGATCCCCACTGCATGCACTGCCGCACGAGCTGGCCGCGCACCTTCCTGAACACCGTCTGTTCGAACACCTTTCTGAACAAGACCTACTTCACCCATCGCCAAACGGTACTTTTGAATCGCGAGAAGAGCTTCCTCCCTGCCTATCAGGTCGTTGCAGAACGGGAGATCAAGGCACGCGCCATGGGCAAGGACGATATTGCATTGGCGGCAAAACAACGGGAGCTCGAGCTCGAGATGAGCAAGAAGATCGCCGTGATCCAGGCGGAACGCACCGCCTTGTGGCGGCGAATCCGCAATGTCCGCGAGGGGCGCGATGAGAATTCCACCAGTGAAACAGCCAGGGCGGCCGCCAGCAAATTCATTCGCCGCTGCACCGTTCCCGAATGCAATGGGTTCTTGTCGAGCGCCTGGAAGTGCGGCATCTGCAGTACCTGGGCATGCCCCGATTGCTTCGAGATTAAGGGGCTGAATAGGGATGCGCCCCATACGTGCACGGCCGATGCCTTGGCGACCGCGGAGCTCATTCGCAAGGACACGAAGCCCTGTCCCTCGTGCGGTGAGATGATCTCGAAGATCGACGGGTGCTTTGCAGCAGATACTCCCCTTCAACGAATCGATGGATCAGTTGTTATGAGTCAAGATATACAGATAGGGGATGAACTGATGGGAGATAATGGTCAACTACGCCGTGTAATTCGTATTATGCAAGGGGATGATGATATGTATACTATTCACCAGTCAAATGGTATGTCGTACACTGTCAGTAGCAAGCATACACTTGCTCTCAAAGATACTATTACAAATTGCGTCGCAGAGCTCGAGGTCGATGTCTATCTGCGTAGAATTCATGAGTTCTCTGATCTCAAGGGCTACAATCGCGAGTCTACTCGCCCTCTTTCCTCCCTTCGGATCGAATCGATCGGATATGGCCATTATTATGGATTTACAGTGGATACCGAGGAAGGCACTAAGAGTCGCCGAGTTGCACTGATAGATGGTACGATTGTTCGGAACTGCGATCAAATGTTCTGCACGAGCTGTCATAAACCGTTCTCCTGGAACACCGGCCAGTCCATCAAGACCGGCCACATTCACAACCCCCACTACTTTCAGTGGCTTGCCAAGGGCGGTCAGCTCGCGCCCACAAATCCTGGATTCATTCCGTGCGGCGGCTTGCCCCAGGCCTATCATGTTCAATCGGCGCTCCGTCAAGCAGTCAAACAGGATCGCAAGGAGATCCTCGATATTCTCCGCATCTGCTACCACATCATGGACGTCGAGCGCCACCGCTACGAACGGCACTTGGATCCCTTAAACAATGAGTCGATTGGGGTGCGCTATCTTATGAAGGAGGCTACGGAGGAGGACTGGAAGCGGGAACTGGGACGGAAAGAGCGGGATCGCCAGAAGAGCAATGAGATTCGAGACATTCTGGATGCCTTCAACGGGGCAGCCATCGACCTCTTTCGGCGCATCGAGATCGGCACCAGCTATTCGGCCGAGGCCGCCTCCACGCTGATCAACCAGTTGCGGATTGAACTCGAGGAACTGCGCAACTTCTCCTTTCAGGCTATGAATGAGGTGGGGAAGTTCTTCAACTGTTCGGTGCCTTGGGTCAACGAAAAGTGGGAGATGCAGCACGGCACGGAGCGGACGAGACGACTGAAAGATGAGAAGGAGAAGGCGGATGCCGCTACGCGTGCGGCAATGGCGGCCGCGCCGGCGGCCATCGCCGCGGCTGAAGTGGCGGGCGACGTAGCGGCAAGGGCGGGACTGAATAATCCAAACTAGAAATAGGGACATGCACTATGATTTTTTAATTGTCGGGGCGGGCATTGCAGGGCTTTTGTGTGGCCTCGAATTGTTGAAACGCAACAAGGATCAGAAGATCTGCATTCTGGAACAGTACGACTATGTCGGCGGCCGCATGCTCACCCATAAACAAAAGGGGGCACAGTGGGAGATTGCGGCCGGCCGTTATTCAGAACGCCACCCCATGCTCCTCGGTCTGATCAAGAAGTATGGACTGCATTCGATCCCCATTGGCCGTGGAGATCACAGTGGCTTTGCAGAACTCATCCCAACCTTCATGGATCCCCTCAAGTCTTTAAGTCCTCGGATTCTGGCGACACACACCCTGGGCGAACTGCTGACACGGATACACGGCTCCCGAGCCCATGACTTCCTCCAACTCTTTCCGTACTGGGGGGAGATCTGGGCTCTGCGCGCCGACCTGGGCTTGCGATCCTTTGCCTCCGAGTTCCGCGGCTCCGAAGAGTTCTATGTCTGCCAGGAGGGACTCCAGTCGGTCGCCCATCATATGCAAAAGGAGTATGAAGCCCTGGGAGGGATGATTCAGTTAAATGTGAAGGTGCTGGATGTTCAGGAACAGCCCAAGGGTGTCTGTGTTCTGATGCAGCCCATGCACTACGAAAAGGGTGTGTTGCGGCCGGCGGCGGCCAAAGGCGAATTGCATGCCAATCACTGCATTCTGGCGATGCCCGTCTTTCCCTTGAAGAAACTGCCCTCTGTGCATATGCCCGTTCTGAAGCATCTGACGATGGAACCGTTGATCCGAATGTATGCCATTTTCCCGGTTCGAAAGGGTAAAAGCTGGTTCTCGTTTCTGAAGGGGAATCAGGTCTTTCCTGACAATGTCATTCGCTATTTCATTCCTATCAATTCGGCCAAAGGGCTGTGTATGATCTCGTATACGGACGGGGACGACGCCCGCTACTGGATCAAGATGCTCGATACGAAGCACCGTCCCTTCGTGCAGACGAGGGTCATGAAGGAGATACGACGGCTGTTCCCCGACCTGACCATTCCTGAGCCGACCGAATTCCACACCTATCCGTGGCACGACGGCTGCAGTTACTGGCGCCCCGGTTCCTATGATCCTGAGGATATGTGTCGAACCGCTCTTAAGGTCAGCAAGCACGTGTCGGCCTGTGGCGAGAGTCTCTCCATGCGCCAAGCCTGGATCGAAGGCGCTCTTGAATCGGCAACCGAATTAGTCAAGCAACTGTAGAGACAATGCACTTTGACGGTCATCTAATTTTGTCGCTCTTCCATATTGCATTTGTGGTGCCCCTCTTCTTTGCCATCGCTTTCTTCCGTACGGATATGCCCTTGTGGGCATACAATACCATTCTCGGTCTCGGCATCTTTGTTCTGATCTACCAAGCCTACAAACTCCTTGTTCGGTTGCAGAGCCATTCGGGCTATGTATGGATTAACGCGATCCACGTGTTCTTGATCGCCCCCCTGCTCATCTACATCGGCCTCCGACAGCGGGAGAGTGCACGGGCGGCCTATGAACTCTGCATTATGGCAGGATCCGCCGCCCTCGGCTATCACACCTATTCACTAGTGCAGCAGATTAATGTGGTGCCTGAGTACTAAAAGCGATGCTTTTAGTACCGCTTAGTATAAAATTAAGCCCCCACCCAATATGGGTGGGGGCTTAATTTTATACTAGCACTAGTGTTAAGAATCTAATTACGCCTCCTCCGACGGAGGAGGCGTAATTAGATTCTTAACGGTACAAAGGCATATTCTTATGCAAGTGAGCTTAGCTCACTTGCATAAGAACGTGCCCGATCACGATTAAAAAAACACAGGCCTTGCTTCTTCAAGCGATCTGCTCCAGCAGCGCATGCCGCTCATCCCCTACAGGCAGGGATATACAGCCCATGCTGTGGTAATAGAACCCCGTCATTGTATCGAAGGTTCGGGTGCACGTCTTGCACTCAATGGAGTCCTTGGTTCGCTCCAGAATCGCACTCGTCTCTTTGGCCACATGGACACGCATACAGTGTGTCCGACAGTTCCCTTTGGAAGGGCTGCTGAAGGTGCAGTCCGCGAAAGGACATGCAAATCCGGTCGTGGCGTTTGCAAGAGACGGATGACCGCCCTTGCCCGCCCTTGTACTCAAGTGATCCTCCAAGGTCTTCTTCTCCACAAAGATCTTGTCGCACCAGGTGCATTTGATCTCTCGGCTCGGATCGTGGTACTTGTTCATGTGCATGCACATGGTCGATTGATTGACCGCCGTATAGGTCGGACATTCAGGACAGACATAGAGACCCTCCGCCGTTTTGGTGTACGTGCGACGTACAAGTTTCTTGGTCGTTGACATTTTGGATAGAGAAGACGTCTAGAGTACCTTCTCGCTATGACTTTAAACTCTTCAATTTTTTTACCAGTGAATAAAAAAATCGAAGGGCTCAATAGAACCATGACGGAAATCAACATCGGCTCCAAGGCGCAGGTGTTTCACGGAACGGCGAAGCGTACGAGCGGCGGCTTGAAGAAGGGGGATCTGATGAAGACGAAGGCGGGTCGCATTGTCAGCCGCAGGAAGCATGCGCTTGGCAAGAAAGCTATTCAGCGTCTGTTTAAGGCGGGCTACAAGCCCAAGAAGGGCACCTTCAAGGCCATGAAGAAGGGATCAGGCACCCGGCGCCGCGGTGGAGGTGATCCGAATGTTCTGCAGCAGAAGCAGCAACAGCAGCAGCAGCAGTAAAGTAAGTGGACTTAGTAGAGAATGAGGCGATCTACGCGACGAAGGAGGCAGAGGCGGCGGAGAGGCGGAACTCGTAAGAATGCACCTGGAGAAAATCCTCGATCGGCTCCTCTCGTAGGTTACTGAAACTGCACAGACAAGAACGAAAAGAGATCGGCTAACTGTTTTTTAGACAATTGCTCCGAACTCTCCGACACAGGATCGTACCAATACAGGGCGCCTGCTGGGGTAGCCTCACTCATACGCGTCCAGGCCAATCCGGCCTTGGCAACTCTCAGTTCCTGCAGAATCTCCTTGAACTCCTTTGCTACATAGGTCTTCTTGTAGATCTGTAAAAGCTGCTTATACACGAGATCCGCATAAGAACTCGTCAAATCCTCGATCGGCGCAAAAAAGATGGTGTCATACGGATCCAGTCGTCTCAGAGGGGCGCTTACTTGGTGCAGAACCGTCACAGACTTCGGGAGCTTCGACCAGACCCCATCGGGCACCGGCAGTTCCTCCATGAACACGAGCACATCCTTGGGTGCATGGAGAATGTAGGTGAGGGCGAGCGACCAGTCTCCGACCTCTCGTATGTGAAAGATGGCATCGTAGGCATACGCCATGGGCTTCATAACACTGATAGGGGTGTTGGTGAGCAGGACGCGCCTATGGAACGGCTGACGGAGGAGTTCGATGTGGTCTTGCAGAGGCGGCGTTCTGCCCTTGGGGAACGGGGCTTGCAACAGAATTCGGCAGCCATGGAGATTCGTTTGGAAGGCGTCGATGTGGACGGTGTCGGCCATTCCTTATGGTAGTGCGTAGAAGGTTTAGATAGTGTCTAGAATAGAATGATCCCGTCCTTACAACAACTTGCAGTCGCTATGGTAGTCCTTGCGCTAATTGATTCTGTCTGGCTTCTGACGGCCGGCCAGTATGCCTTGGCCATGACCCAGCGGATCCAGGGCTCATCCGTCGTATTCAATATAGGCGCGGCCTTTATTGTCTATATCGCTCTCGGGTACTTAGTGTGGCAAGTGAAGTCCGTGCAGGAAGCTGCTCTTATGGGATCAGCTGTCTATGCGGTCTATGATTTTACGAGTCTGGCCATTCTGAAGAAGTATGAACTCGGGATGGCCGTCGCGGACACCGTCTGGGGATCTGTTCTGTTTGCGTCGGTGTTCTGGATTCTGAAGTATTTTAATATAGCTTAACGACGATGACGAGTCTTGCGATGTTTCTTTGACTTTCGGCGTTGTTTGCTGGTTCGTTTGCCTCCCTTTGCACCTGCAGCTGCAGCTGCAGAGGCAGGGGCAGGTGAAGGTACCGACCATTCTTCCCTACCATCCACAGTATGACCTTTTTTATACATAGATACATCGACAACAGGCGCTAATAGTGTATATGCGATATAGGTTAGCGGAAATTTCATATCATAATGGCGCAACACACTGTTAATAAATTCCTCTACATGGCTAGGCGGTATCCTAACATCATGCACCCCATTTACAAAAAGTTCCTTCTTCCCAGAATTGTATCGTTTCATAATTTCTACAAGTCTTTGATCTTTGCGCTCCATTTAGATGCATTTCCTTCATGACGACTATTTGCAACTATCTGTTTATACATAGTAAGATCTACAGGACTTGTCTTCAAGCCTTTAAGAATAGCATAATCCTCTTCAGATAGATCTTTTTTATTATCATATGCATCTAATATTAATAAAATACGGTTTCGTATTCTACCTGGATATCCTACAAAATAATGATGGGTTGTGTAGAAGGCTGGTAAGTTCGATTCAATTTCTATAACTCTTCCATCTGTAGTTGGAGTTAGCACATCATCAGAAGCGGCTGCACCAGCACCTGCCACCGGACGACCAGATTTCATATCCATAACCTTCTTCCGGTCTATAACATACGCTGATGGGGCAATCGTATGTTCGTCATATCCTCGCCCGCTATATTCTGCTACTTTCAACGCCGGTTCTTTATAATATATAGTAAGATCAATCGTAGGAACTTTGCTAAGCATGGTGTATTCTGCGTGAGACAACCTACCTTGCTTCCTATCATACTTATCTAATGCAAATTCAATTGACTCCCTATTAGTACCTGGCAACGCTAATTGAATTATGCGAATTCTGGGATCTATTAAGGGTGCAGGAGGAACCGAGGCAGCAGACGCTGCAGAAACAAAAAAAGCTTTCCCAGATTGAAGAACTGGCGACGATGAAAAAAAAGAGCTTCCTAGAACGGCCGCGGCAGCTGGACGAGGGCTTATTAGAACAGGAGCTCCAGCTGCTGATGCGGCTGGACGAGGGCTTCTTAGAGGAACTCCAGTAGAAAAAGGTAGGCCAGTAGAAGGTGTATATCCAGTAGAAAAAGGTAGGCCAGTAGAAGGTGTATACCCACTTGACATGCAATCCTATTCTATAGGCCGATTTATTCCTACCCGTAATAGGTTTTATGAATTGCATCTCCTATCTCTTTGCACTTCTTCTGCTTGCACGTATAGAGGTTGTCGTGGGGTGTTCGGTCTTTCTTGCTAATCTCCCACATGCACTTATTCAAGTCCCTGCCCTTCGAGAGCCCCTTGCACTGTTGCTTCACGGTTTTATTGTACTTCTTTTCAGCCGTTTTAGCTATATTTATGTGTTTTTATTTTTTTATAAACTTAGAACCCCTCTTACAAATACTCTTGAGGATAAATGCCTTTTAGCCAACCCGCAACAATGTAACCATGTCCAAAGGGATGGCGAACATCTTCTATTTTTTCCCGTAACAAATCCACCGTCACTTCCATACATAACACACCACCTTCTTCTGTGCGAGGACCATCAAAATCATACACAACAATATCTTTCCCCTCTTCCACCATTTTCTTCCAACGAACCGCCATCTCTCTATCTTTCATCAGTTCAAAGTACCGAGGCACATACACTTTCTTACGAGAAGTAACATAGTCCATCTTTTCATCAGGAGCATGTTCAAAGCGAGCATAGAGCACCTTCTTTCCTTTGGACCCAGGATAGCGTCTCTTTGCCTCATCCACCTTATGCCAAAACGCTTTCACTTTTTCTTCAGGTATATCTTCGAACACTTTCCCACTCTGCCAAAATGCCTCAAAATTCCAAAAGCCTTCATAACCACCTTCAATATGCGTCATGGGAGAGAAATCTCTGCGATTAAGATTTGCAGTTGCCTGAGCGCTCGTGACATTTACCTTAATTGCGAGAGGAGATGGAGCCCACTCTCCACGGAGATTCATGCTTGCAATAAAGACTTTTCCAGGCATTCTTATTGTGCTGCAATTTATAATTGGTACAAACACAACTCTCAATTTTTTACACAGAAATAAATACAGACGATTGTCCAGTATGTTATGAACTGGGCATGGCGATTGCGGACACCATCTGGGGTGGCGTCTTATTTGCGTCGGTATTCTGGATTCTGAAGGCGCTCAGGATCTATCCGTAATAGGTTTTATGAATTGCATCGCCTATCTCTTTGCACTTCTTCTGCTTGCACGTATAGAGGTGATTCACTTTCATAAAGCCCTTCTGCTTCTTGTAAATCGCCTGCTTACACGTATTCCAGTCGGAATTCCACCCATTGCCCTTGGAGAGCCCTTTGCAGCGTTGCTTCACTGTTTTATTAAACTGCCGCTCGTACGCCTGATCCGCCGCTTGTTCTGCAGAACACTTCGCTTTCACGCAGGCCTTCATCTCCTTCAGAAGTCCTTCTCGTTTCCGTGTTTGCTTGGTATGCCGTTCTGATTCCTTCGCTTGGTGTTTCGTTTTAATATAGTGCGCGCCTTTTGCAGACGGCATAAAATTCCCCATTTCAAAGGTGAGAGAGTAGCTTCCATCCTTGTTCTTTGACTTCTTGGTCAGTTTTCCCAAGTAGTCAGAGCCCACGTCGGGCGACCAGATCGTCTTATAAGAACTGCCGACTCGAAGTGCAGAAGGATCTAGCGCTTTTTCCTGTCGACTGGCTTTGTTGCCCATCCCTACTTAGATCGGCGCTTTTTCGTCTTATTTCGCTTCTTAGAACGGCATGGGCATTGCATAAAGAGTGAATGTGCAGCATGACTCCCCGTATGTCCATTCTCCCAAGATATAACAACACGTTCTCCACTTAGGCCTTTTCCCTTTTTAACCGCAGATCGCTTTAACACTCTCCCATAATAATCCAGACCGTCTGTGTTGTGCCCTTGACGATAGCAGGTACCAACCTCCAGATCCTTTGCTTCCACCCATTTCTCATACGCCTCTTTCTGTATTCCGTAAGTCTGTCCCATCCCTACCGTTAAGAATATAATTAAGCCCTCTCCATAGGAGAGGGCTTAATTATATTCTTAACACTAGTGCTTAGTATAAATGTACGCCCCCTACAAATTGTAGGGGGCGTAATTTTATACTAAGCG